TTCAAATGCAATACCAGCCAATTGGTTCCAGGCCTGCTGTCTATCTTCTAGTATGCCATGTATGCTACGATGCCGCAGACTTTCCAAATTAAGCATCTCAATTTCATTGTCTGGCACACCCATCCATGCCAGTAGTCTGCGAGCTTTCACGCTTAGGGTACGCCCCATGATAAAACTGGCTGTGTAACTGCAATTGAAACAGTGATAACTCCATCCTGCCTCGGTGGCTTTGAGTCCGGCTCGCCCTCTTGTGTCTCTAGTGCTGCCATTGTGTTGGCAACAGACCGCATTGAAACTCAACCAACCTGATGGCGTGGGTTTTCTTTTTGCAGGTAGATACGCAAGGATGTCAAGCATCTATACAGTATAGCAGATCAGCGATGCTAAATCAACGATATTGGAGATTGTCAATATATCCAGTGGTGATCATTACCGTGGCCTGTTGTGTGCCTTGGTATTGAATTGGCAAGTAACCTGAACCGCCATTGGTCACTACAATGGTTGCAATTTGTCCGTCGGCTCCAATGGTTGCAATTGCTTCGGCACCTGATCCATTTCCTAAAATTTGAACTTTGGGCGCAGCTACATAATTTTTACCAGCATTGCTCAAACTGATTCCTGTGACCACGCCTGTAGGTGAAACTTGTGCTGATGCTTGCCCACCAAATCCCTGGCTGTTGTTGAAAGCTGCTCGAATCAGTGGATAAAATCCTACCACGTTGAAATATTGTGTAGAAGTTTCATCATAAAAAGTATAGCTATCAGTTACGTTGTACCAGATGGATTCATAATCTTGTGCAGCCTGAAATTTTACAGTGCCTGTAAAGTGATCCAGATCCATTTTGACCGTGGTCAAACTCTGATGAGATGTGTCAATAAAACTGCTGTAGAATTCGGTAAGTTGCGTGGTATTTACTGGAGGAGGTGTAAGCGCCCAGTCGGGATAGTTGGTCGGTCCAGGTGTTAGTTGTTGAGCTTTGCCATAAATTGTGGGTATACTAAGTTCATGACTGGGCACAAATTGTGGCAATATAGAATCCACAATGTTGCAATCACCACGTGCTTGGCTGTTGGCGTCTACATACACTGCTTGTATGTAATCACCAGAAGTGCGCTGTATTGAGTAGCTGGCAGGTTGTGCAACCAGATTAATGGTGTCTTCGATGTTTAGTACCACTTTTACTCGCCCTAGTGAATTGCTAAGACTTGTCATGTCTTTTTCCACCAGTACTCTGTCTCCGTTTTGACTCATCAAACGAAACACAAATGCAGAACCAGTGATGTTTACCGGTTTCTGTTCTTGATTGATAAATTCAAAGAGTAGAACATTATCTACACCTTTGTTTACAGTTAATTGTTTTGCATACACTGGGTCGTACCTCGCTGTGAAATATCCACCACTGGTGTCAACTAACAAGACTTTGGTAATTTGCTGGTATAAGTAAACGGTGGTTGAATACATAGGATCCTCGAACAATATTTATGGGTAATACAATCTTCGATAAATTGGCAGAAAAATACCCGTTTATCACTCTTTGCAGTTATGCAAACGCAGAGTACGTGGGCATCATACAAAACAGAGATGACAGCGTGACGACCATCTACGACTTTGGATCTGTAGTTGACCAACAAGATAAACTGTTGTTTTTAGAACTGGCCAATCAGTGGTGGTGGGAAAGCAATAGATCCATCCCTATCAACATATTCCTTCGTCAAGATTGGGACAAATTTAGATTTACTTTGCGCACATTTTCCAACAAAGATCTTGAAGTTTTACACGGCCCAGTGTGCAGTTTGATGGACATTGCTCGCAAGAAAAGCAAGCGAAAATCAATCACACTTGTGCGGCGTCTTGAGTGAGCAAGTTCATATGTAATGCTACTAGGGCTGCGTAGGAAACTGCGTGGCTTTTCTTAAATGTGTATCCACGTGAATCATCCCCGTTCCACACTTCAGCAAACACTTCGGTCCACGGACGATTCTGCAAGTGAGCCTTGCCCGGGCGAATAACTGAAATAAACGCTGCCATTCTGGGTATCGAATCTGGTCGCATTGACGCCATTAAATCTGCGTAATTGCCCACATGCACTAGTTGCTTGGTCCAGGCAGTGTCGGTCCATAGTCTACTCCATGGTGGTGTTGCTGCCAGCATTTCAGCATAGTGCGCAGGATCACGGATCAACTGATACACACTCATGTTCAACAGGTCTATCTTGAAGTATCCACGCTGTTCCGCTGATTCGTAGTCTATGGCTGCACAGCCAGTGGGTATGTCTCTAGGAATGTCTGTGACATAGATGCCTGAATTGTGCTTACGCACTTGACCTTGATGCAGTTGCCGTGCGGCAGTGTGCTCAATCAGTTTCAGCACAGCCGATCTGTCCGGCACATCAATGTCAATGTCTGCGCTCATTTTGAATCAGTATTACAAAGTGCAGTTACAACTTGCAGTTTCTCTCGGGCCAGTTCAACTGCTGCCAAGGCATCTGCCACTGTGGGATGCTTGGCTGCCAAGGCAGCAATGCGCCATTCTTCATCACGCTTGGCTCGCGCCCAATCCAACAGGGTTTCGGCGTCTGATGAGAGTGAAATCATAGGATGTGATGAGTGAAGCTGTTGCCAGGAGTTGCCATCATTAATTTCCAAACAGTTCATGCTGGGACTCCATCGCACCATGCCTGCACCGCTGGCACCTGGGCTGATGTATGGATTGGTAGACATGCCACCTGATACTTGAATGTATTTGCTGCCGCTAATATTTCTAATCATAATGCAATTATAGCCACAAGGCCAATGTAAGTCAACTGATGTGCCATCTGATCTAGACCCAAGTGTGCCCAGAAGCTGGGATTCTGAAGGTCTCTATTGCCCCAGTTCATCTTGGCCCAGTCAATGTGATAATGTAGCACAGCATCTATCACACCCATCATTATGCTGGCGGCCCAGTATACAGGGCCTAACACACACCCAACACATAGGGCTGTGCCAATGCCCTGTTTGAGACTGTGCCGCATGCCCAGCCAGTGTCCGTATTGGCCTTTGTGATTGACTTCTGCCATGCTTTGATCCACAAAGTCAATGTACCAGTGTTTGATCTGCAAGAGTATGAGTGTTAAAAATATCACTGCTTCCATGTTACCAACCTGCCTTGTTCAATATGTCTTTTGCGTATTCTTGATCCGCTGGGTAGTTGTGAAATTTCTTTTGCCATACATCTGAGTCAATGTAAGGCCATACCATACTGATTTGATCAGGAGAGAGTTCACCCAAGAACTGTTGTCCTGACTCTGAATTGTAAATCACCCAAGGTGATATCCTACCTGTTGTGACTGCATAGCACATGGCTGGAGTGCTGCCGTATCTCAAGCAGTCCTGTGGCTGTGCTGAATTTTTCTCTGCCCAATCCATGCCAAACTCCACTGCTCGTGCTAGAGCATCGTTAACATTCTCCACGGGCAAATGCTGTATGAGATATTCTGTGTACAGTTGATCACTTGCCCACCGATCAATCTTTTTGTTGTTCTTTAACAGCCACTCAAGAAACTGCTTGGGATTGATAGTTTTTGTGCTCACACAATAGCGTCCAAATTTCACAAAGCCGCGATAGTAAGGCGAGTCAGCAAAATCATCAAAGGTCTTGAGCCGGGCTGATCCTTGGCTCATTTCATAGAATCGTATGTAGGCTTGAAAACCCAGTTCCACACCGCGCTCTGTTCGTTCCTGTCTGCGCCGTTTGGGCTCGCACACATGCACTGCTAGACTGGTTTCTCGAGCAAAGTCTTTTTTGCAGTACTGGCACTGAGTCATTTTAATAGATTGTTGTTGTTGATCCATGCAGTCAAAAACATGTTTAGTTCTTGATGAAATCCTGGTTGCCGATGCGCTATTTCTGGAGGCACATAATGAAGAGCTCCTGGACCATAATCTGTTGCCGGAACTCCTCGTTCATGCTGCCATGGTATAGCACGCCACTTGTATCCTTCAACTATTTCAGGTTCACTATGAAACAATTTTAGTCTTGGTGAATCTAAATAAGATTCGTATAAATTATCAGCCTGCTGGAACACTATCACAGCATGGCCTCGAGATTTCAAACTGTGTATCATAGCAAGTATACGATACATGAGATCTTCTGCACGATCCAGTATGCTATTCAATTCCCATTTGAGTTTGAGCTCAATCATTGCATCAGTATCTGCTTGTGTCCAAGGAGCATCCCATCGCGAACTCCAGCTTTGATTTTGAAAATTAGTCCATCGACCTTCAAAATCACTGCTGGCTTGCAAAATTGGCAATTCTTCTCTGCTGACAAATGTCATTCCCAACACATACAACGTGGGCTGTAGCGTGATGTAACTGTGCTTGAGCGTGGTTCGAATAATACGCGAATTGGCACTGCCCCCAATGGCCAGACTTATGGCCTGGGGGATTGACAGTCGTTCTGCCAATTCTTGATGGCCAAATCCGCTGGCATAGCTTTCCATGTAACTACACCCATTGACCACCAGCTGTTGATATTTCATTATGATCCTTCACCAAATTTTTTGAGGTACTCGTTTATTTCTTTTTGCGATGTGATTCCTGCCAGCACATTGATTTCATCATCTTTGAGATGTGGGTAAATTTCTGCCAATTGTTTTCGCTTGCCAGTAAGTATGGCATCTTTTTTCTTGGGCGCAATCCAGTTGTGCCGTTGAGTACCCAGGCCAGGACTCACAGTGGTGGCCAGCAACCATTGTAA